AAGCGAAATCTTGGTGAAATGGATGACGGAACTCTAAACGCTATTACACAACAAGCAATCATCCTTGAGGATACATTTGATGTAGATATGAATGAAACATTGCGTGGTGTCAAAGGATTGATGAAAAACTTTGGGTTAACTGCACAAGAAGCAATGGACTATATTGTCGCAGGAACTCAAGAAGGGTTGGACTGGACTGATGAACTAGGAGATAACATTTCAGAGTATTCAGGAAAGTTCTTTCAAGCGGGATATTCAGCAAGTGAATATTTCCAATTATTGAAAAATGGCTCCGATAGTGGAGCGTATAATCTCGATAAGGTAAATGATGCCATCAATGAAGTCACTACTCGTTTAGCTGATGGAACTATTGAGGGTGCTCTAGGTTCATTTTCAAGCGAAACACAAAAGACATTCAAAGCATGGCAGGATGGAAAAGCCACTCAAAAGGATGTTATCGACAGTATCGTAAGTGACATTACTAAATGTGATGATCAACAAAAAGCATTGACAATGTCAGCTACTGCTTTCGGAACGATGGGAGAAGATGCTAACCTTACATTTGCAAAAGCGTTAAATAGTGTTGGTACTACATTTGATGATGTAAAAGGAAAAGGAGAAGCTTTTTCTGATGAAACAACGACTCCAATGCAAGAATTGGAATCAAAAGTTAGAAAGGTCAAAGATCAGCTTCAGCCTTTAGGAGATTTATTCTATGATGTAGCAGGAGTTGCACTTGATAACTTTACACCATTATCAGCTGTTATTCTTACTGTAGCAACAGCACTTGCTACTTACAAAGGAATAGTTCTTCTCACCGAAGGAGTAACTAAGGGATTAGCATTAGCGCAGAAACTATTAAATGGCGAAATGACGTTTAATCCAATCGGCCTAATTGTAGCAGCTATTGCTGCCTTGGTAGCTGGATTCATTTATTTATGGAATACAAGCGATGGTTTCAGGTCGTTCTGGATAAATCTATGGAATTCTATAACATCAACATGCGGGCCTGTGATAGATACAATCGTCTCATTCTTTACTGAATCGATACCAGGTGCAATTGACACGCTTGTAGAGACTTTCAGCAATATCGGTCAAACGATTGTTGAATTTTTTTCTGGGCTTGGAGAATCAATTGCATCATTTTTTACTGAAACGATACCGCAAGCATTTGACAGTTTCATTGAAATATTAACAGGATTTATTAGCTCAGCAATCGAATTTTTCAATCAGTTGCCATACAACATTGGCTATGCGATTGGTTCGATAATTGGTTTTATCGTTAGCTTAGGAATTAAATTCGTTGAATTTGTAACGGTTGATGTTCCAAATTTCGTAACAGGTTTTATTTCTTGGATTGCTCAATTACCTGGCCAAATATGGACATACATAACTGATATCATAGGAAAAGTAGCTGAGTTTGCTTTGAATTTGATTTCCAAAGGATATGAAGCAGGGTCAAACTTTGTATCAAGCATCATCAGCTTTGTTACGGGATTACCTGGGCAAATTTGGAGCGTATTGTCAAATGCTATTGGAAAGGTTGCTGAGTTCGTTGTCAAGATGGGTTCAAAAGGTATTGAAGCAGCCAAATCACTATGGAATGGTATTGTTGATACTCTTGTTGGATTGCCTGGTAAAATGGCAGATATTGGTAAAAATATCGTGGAAGGTATCTGGAACGGTATCAAGAATGCAAAAGACTGGTTGCTTAGCAAGATTGGCGATTTTGCAAATGGTGTTGTAGATGGTATCAAAGGATTCTTTGGCATTCATTCACCTTCAAAAGTCATGAGAGATGCCATTGGTAAATTCTTACCACCAGGTATTGCGGTAGGTTTTGAAGTGGCCATGCCAAAAGCTCAAAAATCTATGAACAAAGAACTTGAAAAAATGACAAGTGATTTGAATGGTATCATAAACTTCAATTTGGATGATATCGAACTGAAAACAAATCTTGATATCGCAAGACAAACAGCATTTGAAAGCAATGTCACAAATGAATTAAAAATTGATTATGATAAGATGGGAAATTCAACTGCTAAAGCAATTAAAAACAGTGGAATGTCTTTCAAAGTAGACAAGCGTGAATTTGCCAGAATTATTTAGAAAGGAGCATTTATGAAAGTATATTATGTCAATTCAAACAATGAGCAAATAGATTTGTTAAGTGCTCCTTATCATATTGAAGAAACTGACTTTTTTAACTTTGAGTGGTCATATGAAACTGAAAATAGAAGGGTCACACGCTTTTATCGTGATGTCGAAACGAAAAAAGTTAGTGTAGATATCTTTAGCCAAAATCAAAAAGACTTCTACAGTGCTCTAAATAGACTTGTTGAGATATTTGATGTAGATAACGTAAGCAATGTCAAAGGAAAACTCTTCTATAATGACTACTATATAGAGTGCAATATCTTTAAAAACCAAAAAGACATGAAGTCATATATTCTTCCATACGCAAAGATAGATTTAACTCTGGTAACTGATTCAACTAAATGGATCAAGG